CATCCTCGACGATGGTGCAAGGTCCGCAACAGCATCTTCTCGACATGCCAGCTCCTATGCGCAACAGAGGCCGCGGGAGTCGCAGTCCATCGTCTTCACCACCAGAATCCGGCCGTGTTCGTCCGACGGCTGCCACTCGGCATAACCCTGAGCCCCGGCCGGCGGCTCCGGCACGCCGGCATCCTGATCGATGATCTTGTGGGTGTGGTCCGTATCGCAAGTGAAATCCCACTCCAGCGTGGCCGGATTCCAGACCCCGGGCGCGTACGCCTCGAACACGATTCCCAGGCCGGGATGGGCGTCCTTGGTGCAAAAACGCACGTCGCGAGTGCCGCTGTCCAGCAGCATCCAACTGACGTAGATGCCATTCTCGTCCAAAAGGTGGACTATCTCCTCGGTCAAGTCCGCCGGGTGCCCCCGGCAATCCGCTCCCTCCGCCCGGCCGGGGTTCTGGCCGATGAAAGGCACGATTTTGCCATCGTCCTCCGCCCCGGCCGAAAGGGCCAGGAACGCGGGGTAGACCTCGCCGATCCGGTAGATGCCGGTGAACCGGTTCCCGTAGGGCTTCCCGACCGGGATGCCAGGCTGGCCGGCGCCGTCGTAATTGTAGAACCTCCGGTCGCGAGGGTCGTATCCCCGGCAGATCACGTAGTCGCAGTGCGTGTCCTCCGCCGCGATCTGCATCATGGCGCAGTAAGGAAAGATTCCGGGCACCAGCAACCGTTCCCGTTCGCCCGTAATCGGCTGATAGGGCGGCGGGAGCCTCAAGGCCGGAGTCGGCTGGTGGCGTTTGCGAAAAGTCATGGTCGCTTCGTTCTATGGCGTAATCCAGCCGCCGCCAGAGTCGCCAAGCGAGGTGGTGATGCTTGCAAGCTCTTCGATCCCCGGCCCTACGTCGGACCTGCGTTCAACGAATCCATAGATGCCGATCAGAAGCTGGTTGCGGGTGTTAAGCTGATATTCCATCAGGGCCATCGTTTCCGTGTGTTTTTTCTGTGCTCCCTCTAACTGGACCGCGTACTCGGCCATCTTCTCGACGATCGCCCGATGCCGCTGTTCGGTCAAAGCGGACGCCGTCTGCAAGGTCAGCGCCGCGTATCTCTCCTTGCCCGCCAGAAGGCCCTTGACGGCATCCTGAAGTTGGGTCAACAAAATATTCCGCACTGAGACGGCCGCGCCCGAAACGCTCTGTTGCGCCCCGTGCTGTCGCTCGAGGCCCGCCAAATGTTGAGTGACTACGCTCTGGATATGCTGAAGCAACTGGTCGCGCTGCCCCGCCTTCCAGGAGATGATCGCCTGGCTCAGCGTCTCAAGACGGGCCGCCTCCTCGATCAGAAGCCGCCGCATTTCCTGACCGGTCGAATAGAGAGCCGAGCGAACCTCGATGTTGAGCCGGTTGTTGCCGTCCTTGACCGCGTAAATCGCCTGCTTCCCGGCCTGGGTGCGGTCTCGCATGGACTGGAGAAGTTGGTAGAGGCCCGTAATCTGCGATGCCTGGTATTTCCAAAGCTCCTGCTTGACCGTGTGAATCCGATCCTTTCCCGTCAGGGTGCCCGCCCGCATCGTCACTTGTTGCTCATAAAGCTTGTGCTCGTTTTCCAGCTTTTCCCGCATCAGGCTGTCGTTCAGGGCCTGTATCTGTTCGTCCCGGTCGCGAGTGTTGCGAGCCGTGATGTCCGCAGCCTCAGCGGACGAGTAGAAGCCCCGATCCGCAAGCTCCTGTAGCTGGTTTGCGAGACTGGCCGCGAAGCTCTCGTTGATCCTGGCCAACTCGGTCGCGCCCAAATCCACGAGGTACGCTTTGGCGTCGGCGTCATGTGCGAGATGGTCGGTCTCCAGAAGCGAGAGGACGGCGGCGTAATCCGCTGCGTGGCTGTTAAGGGCGACTTCGCCCTGTGCCAGCAAGGCGTTGACTTCCGCATCCACGTCTGTGTAATCGCTGGCGATATCGCTCAGGACGAAGTTGATGTCACTCTCGATCGTCGCCAAGTACGCCCCCGCCGTAGTCAAGAGACCGTCGAGGACTGAGGCGTGCGTTGTGTATGCGGAGCTCAACTGGACAAGGATACCGGACTGAGTAGCCGTAAAGGTGGCCAGGTCCAAATCCGCATCACCCAAAAGGGTCTGAATTTCCGCCAGATGGGCCGCGTAATTACTGTCGAGTTCAGCCAGTTTGGCGGCAAAGTCGCTCAGGAATGTACTCAGGTAGCCGGCCTGGTCGCTCAAGAGCGTTTCGATCGTGCTTGTGGTTGTACCGACGTTGGCTTCCAGGTCCGTTAGCTTCGCATCCAGGGCCGTAAGGGCAGTCGTGGCCACGGCCGCGTCGGCAATCAGCTTCGTCTCGTTGTCGAGGATCAGCCCGTCAACCTCTGTCATGTAGACGCCCAGATCGGCCAGGTAGGTCAGGGCGTGCGCGTTCTGTTCGGTGATTTGGTTGCCGAAGTGAACTTGACTACTCGCAATCATCTCCGTCCAGTCGGCAATCACCTCGTCGTAGCGGAGATTGTTGTTGTCCAGGGCGCTATTGTAGGCGAAGGTCCACTCTCCCAGAAGCGAGTTCAGAATCTGCCAATTCTGAAGCGTGTCCTTCTCCATCGCGAAATAGGGGATGGGCGGTTTAGCGGTGGTGTCATAAGTGACGCCAGTAATTGCGTACCCCTGGGCAACCAGCCAGCCGACCGCATACTCTGGAATCTGGGTAAGCGTCTCGCTCGAAAACCATGCCGTCGAAAAGGGATTCGTGGCGTGTTCAGTTACGATCTGACTCTGATCGGGGGTTTCTTCTGGGACAACTGTCGCTGGCATGATCGTTTCTCCCGGTGAGACTATCGCCACCTGGCAGATGGCGCGGTGTCCAAGGTCACGTTTTCGTAGGCCCATTTGCCCTCGGACTGAAGCCACAGCACCACCCACACCGCCCGGCAACGCGGATACACAACGTGGGCCCGGCCGGCAGTCCAAGTCCCGCTCGAAAACACGTAGGCTTCGTATCCGGCGTCGGCGGCCTGATACAAAATCACCGCTGCTTTGGCATTCTCCGCTGCCTCCTCCGCCGTGTGTCCCACTACCAGTCGCCAAGTCACGTCGGCGGTGCTGGCCGCCATCGTACCGTAAAGGCCCATCAGCCGACCAAATTCCTGGCTTGTCCAGATTCGTACCGGCCCAACCAGAACGTGGCTCTCGATCGTCTCCCCGTCGTCATCGTCTCCACCCACAGACCGGAGTTCCCCATCAGAGCAACCCAGAATCAGGTCTCCGTCGAAAACACAGAGCGACGAGGGCTCGTGGCCGGCCTGGAGGGCCATCGGCCAAAACGTCTCGGTCGGCAGGTGAAAGAACCAGTGCGTGCTCCCGCTCACGTAGACGTGCACGCCGTTTGCATCGTGATCGTAGCCCAAGAGGATCTCTGAGACGGCCGGGTCAATCCCCCGCAAATCCTCCGGCAGGCGTTCTCCCGAGATGTTGGTCACCCTGCCCCCATCCCCCCCGCAGATATAGAGCCCATCCCCGGAAAGGAAGACGGCCTGTTGTTCGACTCGGCACCAGGCCCGGGGCCCCAGGATCCCGACGTGCCTGGATGCCTGAATTAGGCTCCCCTTTGCTCCAGGATCGCCGCGCATGGACCAAAGGGTGTTCGCAGTTGCCAGGAGCATCATCGCGTCTCCGAACGGCACCAGGGCCGTGGGAACCGGCCCTACTTCCGCCCCCGGGGACAATTGAAAGGGAGGCAAGGCCCGGGTTGACCGGCTGACGTCAACCGAACGGTCCCAGTTGGTGTGGTCGCCCATCGCGGAGGAGTAAATCGCGTTGTCGGCCCCCCCCAGAAAGAGCCTGTCACGATAGATTGCACCGACGGTCACCCCCACCGGTAGCGTGCCCGCCGAAGCCGCCAGGGCCGCCCCAGTGCCGGTCTTGGCGTCAATCCTGGTGACCGCTCCCCCAGCGATCGAATAGACGTACTGATGCCCACAAACCAGCACGGCGCCCTCGTCGGTCACTCTCACCAGGTTTTCCGCCGCGCCGCTGACACTGGAGACCTGAACCGACGCCAACCCCCCCACGCCGCTGCCTACCGTGTCCCCAGAGAAAGCGGTTAGCCCCGGCCTGGATCCCCCTCGTAACCGTCTCGCAAGGGGGTCTTCGGGCCGGACATTCACCGCCCAGGGGGAAGGAAAGGGCGGCTCCCATCCCGCTGCGTCATGGTATCCCGGCCGGCGAACCACGCCGGCGGCCGGGAATCGGAGGCTAATCAACTTGTTCGGCATCTCGCCTTGCCTCTTACTGCGTAGCCGTGGCAGTAGCCGTACCGGTCGACGTACCGGTAGTTGTGCTGGTGCCGGTGGGAGTGGCCGTTGCCGTGCTGGTGGCGGTAGCCGTGCTCGTGCTGGTGGCGGTAGCAGTCGCAGTCGCAGTGGCGGTTTCCTTGGTGCCGGTCGTAGTGGACGTGGCCGTGCTGGTCGAGGTCGAGGTAGCCGTGGCCGTCTTAGTGCTCGTAGACGTGGCCGTACTTGTACTTGTGCTGGTAGACGTGGCCGTAGTAGTAGACGTGCCCGTCGAGGTCGCGGAGCTTGAAGTCTCGTCGGCGACTTCCTGCGCCCCAATTTCGGTTTCTATCGTAAAGATGTAGCGACTCAAAATTACGTTGCGAACGGCGTTTACCGTGGCGAGTTTCGACATCGTCCACTTGATCGGGCGGTCGGCCGCCACTGTCGCGTTGTACATGCTCCAGAATTTTTCAATGATCGCGAAGACGATCTTGCGAATGTCCCCGGTGGATGCGTCCGCTTCAGCGGCCGACAATTCCGGAAAGGTCGCAATCGGCACAGTAATGTCCGTGCCGTCTTCGGACCAATTCGCCAACCAGGTGGTTGGAGTCTTGTCAAAAGCCATTGTTCGCTCCTTCTGCAGTTATTGCCTGCCGGGCTCGGCGTCGTTCAACTCTCCGCCGTCAAGCCGGTGGATTTCCCACCATCCGTCGTCGTAGTTGTGCTTGTATTGGCGTAGCTTGTTGTTCATTTTCTTGGCCATCCCGAAGGCCGTGCAGAGCAGCGGTATGAGGGGATCGACCGGATTTTTGGCCACGACCATCCGGTACATCTTCCGGTGGACCTCGCAAATCGTCTGGAGGCTGCGAGGCCCCGCTGTTATCGTGTTGCCGATTTTTCGTGTCATGGCTCGTGCCAGTCCGGCACCGGGGCAAACCGGTTCACTAACCCCCTTAGCGTGTGTTTCGCCAGCGGCCAGCGGTCTTTCAGCCAAAGGTCGCGAGAATGCTTCCGCGCCTTTTCCTGGTCTTCTCCGCTCATGGGATAGGGAAACGTCGATTCTCCGTTAGCCGAGAAGTTTCCAGTCCGAAACAAGTGTGCAAACCAAGTCTGCATGTTGGTGACCATCTTCCCGCCGGATAACCATGCCTTGCAGGCCAACTCGGTGCCGTACTGTCCCCAGCTTCCGTGGTCTTCGTCCATCCCGCCTAGTTCGAGAAACCGTTCACGCTCCATCAAGAAACAACAGCCGACGCAACTCATCGTGTCGATGACCCCCTCCCGCTTCGCCTGCTCTTGCACCTCCGGCCTCTTTACGTGGTCGTACCAATACTGCATGCGAAGATCGCGGTCGAAACGCCAGGATACCGACGGCCCTTTGTGCCACTTCGGATCCCACACGATCTTCATGTAGAGATCTTCTCCCTCGCAGGCAGGGCACTTTTCCGGCTTGGCTCCCTGATAGACCCCATTGCCGCAGTCGTTACACGCCCAGTCGAAGGCGTGAAGCCGATACATTTGCGGGATCATCGTCCAGTCCGGTTGCATCACGTCCAGCATCTTCACGTCGAAGCCGTCGTCGACCGAACAATGCGCGTCAAGTTTCATCACGTACTTCGCCCGGCTCATTTGGGCTCCGAGGTTCGTTGCGGCCCTCTGTCCGATGGCCGTGGTGGTTTTGACGACCTTGACTTTGGGGTGATCGTCGATGCCTCGCTCCGGCGGCCAACCGCCGTCCAGAATACAGATCACTTCCGTGTCGGCCTTAGCGTGGGCCAAAACGTCCTCTACGGTGTGGGCATGAAACATCTCATGCCTGCCGGGGATAATCACGCTCAGGTCCGTGGCGAAGCCTGCTGCTGGCATTCTTGTCTCCTTTGGTATTTCCACCAGAAATTTTTGTCACTCTTCCGACTCAGCGTGTGAAAAAGTCCGTATGCGTCGTGGTCCACGTCTCCACAGAACCGCCCCGTGGGAAATAGGTACATCTCCGGCCCCTCGCACGACGACGCTTCGTTCGCCTCTGCGTATTCTCTCCAGGCGTTGTAAAACCCGCTGTCCTCCCCCTGCGGATATGGCTGTCCGATCAAGTCTTCCCGGTATCCGCCCAAGCGCCAGAACAGATCGGCGTGCATCGCAAAGGAGTTGTGATGCGACTCGATCCGTGTTCGGGCATCCTTCAAGCCGTATGATTCCAGTACGTCCCTGTCCGTAATCAAGACCCCGTCTTCGTCCAGCACACCGAATCTGCGCAAAAAATGGATTCGCGGCCGGCCGATCGCCAGCAGGCTGTCCGCCCGCTCTACCACGAAGTCCATGCACTCCCGCGTGAGAATGTGGTCCAAGTCGAACATTAGCAGGTAGTCGCCAGACGCTTGTCTGGCCCCGTGGTTCCTGGCTAATGCCCAAGTCCACTCTCGTGTGTCACCGGTCTGGAACATCCTCACCGGCAGGCTGGAGGTATTTCCCAACGGCGGATCGCTGCCATCGTCGACGATAATCAACTCCGTATCGTCCGGCAGACCGATACGCTCAAAGTGAAGCAACTGCCTTCGCAGGGCTTTGTGGCTGTTCAGAACCGGGATGATTATGGACAGTTTCATGCAGTCTCTACACCTCGTTCCCAGAAGGCGGTCGGCGTGTAATCCGCGGTGACGTACCACGGGGAAATATTGTGGCAGTGCGTATAGGCGTCCACCGCTCGCATCACGTGGCATCCTTGCAGCACCGTGTAGTCGTGAACGGCGATAAGCCCGCCCTTGCGAACTTTCCGCCGCCAGCAAATCAAGTCCTGCATTACGGCGTCGAAAAAGTGGTCCCCGTCGATGGAGACGAAATCCAGCGATTCGTCCTCGAAAGAATCTACTGCCTCCAGGCTGGCCTTGCGCACGATGGTGGCGTTGTACGGCTCCAATGTCCGTAAGGCCGTCTGGTAGCACTTCTCCTGAGTCGTTGCGGAGCGCCTTCCCCCATAGGAAGCATAAGGGTCGATGCACGTCAAGTGTAGTTGGGGATTCTGTCGGCACCAGAGTGACGCCCAGTTTCCCAGGAAGGTGCCGATTTCGACCCCGGCGCGCACCTCCATGTCTCGCGCCATTGCCGCCAGTCCCATTGGGCCGGGGACTTCTCCCGGCCGCCTCGCTTGCCGCCAAATGGCGACGCGTGGCCAACTCAGCCCGCCGGGACTGCGCTTGAATTTGAAGTGTTTCCGCAACGCTTCCGTAAACTCCACTTGCTTCCTCCTTGCTTCCTCCAAATCTGCTTCCTCCAAATCATTGAGTGCCTGTTGCAGTTGCCGTGGCGGTGGCCGTCGAGGTCTTCGTAGCAGTAGCCGTGGCCGTCTTGGTTGCCGTGGCCGTGGCGCTCTTGGTTGCCGTAGAGGTTGCCGTCTTGGTTGCCGTCGCGGTGGCAGTTTCCTTCGTGCCGGTCGTAGTGGACGTGGCCGTGCTGGTCGAAGTCGAGGTTGCAGTCCCAGTGCTGGTCGAAGTCGAAGTTGCGGTCGCCGTACTGGTGCTCGTCTTGGTGGCCGTGGACGTGGCCGTAGACGAGGACGAGGCAATCGCTGCGCCAACCTGGCCGCCAATCACCTGCCAACGATACGTCGAAGCGGTAAGAGAGACCGAGATCAACGAGAGCATGTCGCCCGCGTCGGCAAACGTCGCAGACGTTTCCAGGGCCGTGTTGAACCCATTGGCGGCAGTGACCACGACGTTGCCGCCGCCATCCGTCATCAGCCGGAGCGTAATCCTAATCCCGGGTTTTGACGGATCGTAGAGTGTTCTCGTTTCGGCACTCGCCCCGGAAACCATCTCGCAAATCCCCAGTTGGCGATCAGCCAAGATGATCTTTCCGTCGCCGGGATCGTGAATTTGATAAGGTGAAGCGTACATTCGGTGCAGGCAGTTTTCAGCGGTAAAGCCCATGAGGTACATCCTTTCTTGTCGTGGTGACAGAGAGAAAGAAAGAGGAACTTGTCTTTCGGCAAGAGGAACAAAACCAACGCGCAGGCCGCCAGAGTGGCTCCCAACTGCCCCTCGAACACCTCCCAGCGGAAGGTGACAGGGGTAATGGAGACCGAGATCAACGAGAGCATGTCGCCCGCGTCGGCAAACGTCGCGTACTTTTCCAACTCTCTGTTGAAACCGCACTCTGAGTAAACCACGATCAACCCGCCGCCGTCGGTCATCAACCGCAGGTGGATTTGAATGTCCGCTTTGGTGGGGTTTTGCAGGGTCCGCGTTTCGTCGTCTGTCCCGGAGACCATCTCGCAGATCCCCAACTGCCGGTCGCAGCGAATTATTCCGCCATCGCCGGGATCGATGATACTGTACGGGGCGTCGTACAATCTGTGTGCAGCATTTTCAGCGGTGAACATGAGGTACATCCTTTCACGCAGAAAGAAAGAGGAACTCGCCGTGAGGCGGGAGGAACAAAACCTACCGGGTAATCGCGTTCAGGCTTCCGACCACCGCGCCCCCCGGCGCGGCCAGGGTAATCGTGATCGCCGTGTTTTCGTCTCCCTGCAGGGGCACCGGGAAATCGAAATCGAACTGCCCGGCGGCAGTGATCGCCACCACCATCGAAACCGCAGTACCGGCCACGGTCAAAGCGATGGTCAGGCTTCCGCCCGTCGGAGCGGCCGAGTAACTGCCAAAGACCTTGTCAACCACGTGCCGCGTCCCGGCCGCGGCTGCCAGGGTGATCACCGCCGCCGTGTCCGCAACCGGCGCATGGGCCTTGGGGACGGCCGCGCAGTCGGTATTGATAATGCCTTGCATCGCACAAACTCCTATCTCACATCGTGTCACCGTTGAAGGTTACCGCGCCCATGTCGTAGGCCCTGGAAAGTTGCCGGCCGCTAAGATCGACCGGCCCTCCGTCCTGCCCCAGCGTTGGCGGAGACGTAGCTTCCTTGTCTGCGAAGATCGCCGCCGCCAGGGCCTGGTTGAAGGCTTCTGCGTGAACGCCCGGCGCTCCATCCAGGAATCGTTCCGCCGCCGCCAGGCACGCCTCCGTGATCGCGTCGGCAACGATCTCGCCTCCGATCGGGTAAGGGTTGCCGGCGTCAATCATCGTCCACCGCAATCGCATTTCCGCCGAGAGCGTGTAGGCGGCGTTGGGGGTCGGCCAAAACACAATCTGCCGCTTGGAACCCGCTGTAGCATCGTACTCCGCAGCAACGATTGCCGCGCAAAGGGGGCGTGCGGTGGTGTCGTCCTGGGTCACCTTCCGCCGAATATCGCTCCAGGGAACGATTGGAAGCGGCGAATAGTACCCCTCTCCCTCGGGCCAAGTGAGCAGGTTGTCGACGATGCCGTCGTAGCCCGTGGGCAGATCGTACGTGTTTTCGTCCGCTTCCGTGACAATGCTCTTGGTCGGCCGCAGGAATGACCACTGGTGGGCCCGGTAGACCGACTGCAAACCGGTCTTGATGATGTCGTTGATGTCCGCAGCCTCGGCGGTGGAAAAGCCGCTTCGCTTTCCGAAGAACACCCGGCCGATAGTCTCCTGCAAGGAGGAAAACGAGACCGTCATGGCCAAGTCGTCGTCGGACGTTCGGGCCTCGTGGTCTTCGTCGAAGTAGTAATCGACCCCGCCGTAGGTGACCTTGATCCAGGACATGTATGCCTGCCCGTACTCCGCCCCGTTGGCTTCGGTGAAGTCGTACTCGTAGACTCCCGTGGAAACCAGAACCATCGCCGTGGCCGCGGCAATCACGTTGACTCCGCCCGTCTTGCGGATTCCGTAAGTCGCCGTGGAATCGGAAAGCGTCGGAGTCGCGTCCGGCGCCGTGAGAACGCCATCCACGGTCCATTCGAGCCTGACTTTCAGAATCGTTGCCATTGGCTTGCTCCCCGTCAGACCGTCGTGAGGGTGATTTTAGTTACCGCCACCGGCAGGGTTCCCATCAGGATGTTGGTCGTTTCCTCCTCGATGTCGACCCCGCCGCCGGGCACAAGCGTCCCCGGCGTCCCGTCGCCGATATGCGTCGTAGTCAGCACATCGCCGGGATCGGGCGCGAATCCGAGTGAACCGGCGACGAAATTGTAATCGCCGGGCGTTGCCGATCGGGCTTTGAAACGGTAGGCCATTAGGGCACCACTTCGATCATGGAACCGAGCTTAACCGTCGTGATTGTCGCCGGGTATTCGGTCGGATCATCCTGCTGGCCGATCGTTGCTTCATCCGGCGAGGGCGTGGCCCCTTCCCAGAACAGCACGGTGTAGATCGCGTCCTCGGTCAGACCGCCCGGCCAATTGGCTGCGTAGACCCCCATTCCCGTCGTATCAGCCGTTACGAGTTCCGTGCAGGCAATCAAGGCCGCGCGCCATGCGGCCAGATTGAGCGTCGAGAGCGCCACCAGGGCCGAGCCGCTCCAGACCGTCCCATCCTGAGCAACGATCAAGGCCTTGACGTTGGTTTTGGCCGCCGCCGCCTTGAGCCGGATTTCGTTCGCCATGCTATCCTCCGATGTCAGGATCGGGGTTGATTGCCGCGGTGGCCGCCGCGATCGCGGTTTTACGCTCCCACAGAAACACATTCCGCTTGAGGTGCGCGATCACGCACCGCTTCCACCAGTCAAAATCGGTCCAGGGCTGGCCGGTGGCCGGGTTGACGGCCCCGGCCGGAATCGGGTCGAAGCCCTTTTCGGCGGCCAAAGTGCGGGTCGCCTGTTCGGCCGTGAACGTGAAGGTGACGCTCGGCATCACGGCGGTGCTGGTGATCCTGGTGATCTACCTCTTCCTGCGCCGCCCGTCGGCCACCATCATCCCGGCGCTCTCGCTGCCGATCTCGCTCATCGGCACGCTGGCG